GTCAATGATGAGGTAGATGTAGAATTTTGTCTAATTATGCTATCCAATAACGCACAAGTACGAGATGAACCATCATAATTATTGCCATTAATAATTGTAGCTGGACTTGGAAAATTGAATGCATACTGATTCATAAATGGTAAATAAAAATTAAGACTTGGATTAATTTTATCATTGGTATAAGTTGATCCACCTTCATGCTGAGTAAATTCTTTATTTAACCATGTCAAAGTTGCTCCTTTAGATGCATTATTATTTACATAGGAATAAGTTTTACCCAACGAAAAATCACCCTGAGAAGCTGTTGTGATACGTTGAACACGCGTATCTACAATAGAAGTATATTGACCGTCACTAGCATTAACAATATAATTTGTTCCACCACGATATCCACCATATAGCATAGAAATATATAGCATTGGATGAGTATTGGAGCATGTATATGGTGCAGTACCAGAACCGACCAATTTAGATGCAGAAAGTTGACCATTAGGGTCATATCCAAAACCTGGTGACATATGTGAGTAACTTTTAATAAATCTTAAAAATTTTGTTGAAGTAGATGCATCAGGTATAGAAACATCATACATGCTATAACGACGAAGAACAGCTCGTATAGAAACAATAGGTTCGCCAAAATTTAATAAATGTCGATCTTTATGAAAACTACCTTTATCACCCAAAGTTATTTCAGTTGCTTCGATTTCTACAGTATCTTGACTTTGGACTGGGAAATAAGAAGGTGGAACAGATGCTGCAGTCTCACCTAACTGACTACATGGATCAATTAATTCAAAATTTTCTGCTGCTCTAACTGAAATAACAAGATCTACAGTTGCTGGTGTTATCGGAGATACTAATGGTGTTAACACAGAAATATAAAAAACACCATTATCATAATTAGAATCACAACTAACGTCAATATCATCTATTGTCCAATTCTGTTCAATAATACCTCGATTACGAAGAAATTCAAAACGTTGATGATATGGGATTCTAATTGTAGCTTTATTAGTCTCACCAATATCTAATATAGTAGAATATACTGAATTAACTGGTTTAACGCCACCACCAACAATGGGGTCCCATTGTAACAACAAACGACCCTTATGGAACTTAGTACAAACAATATCAATATCAAATACAATATCACCTCTCCAATATGTAAACATTGAAGTCAAATATGACATATATGTATGATTAACTGTATAACATTTAACAGGGGTTCCAACTGTTTGTAAGGAAAATAATGAAGGAGAAACTCTAACCCCAAAAGCTCTATGACCTATAGTATCAGTCGTAGACCAATTTGCAACAGTTAAAATACTAGTTTTCTGTGTAATATGTGCCATAGTCATTTCATCCTTAGGTTCAATACCAATAAGTGCAGGATCTATAGAAATACCTTGAGAAGGACTCAAAGTTAATTTCTGAACAGCAGTTGAAATCTCAGAAGTGGCCATTTGTGCAAAAGGCATAGGTGTATATGCTTTAACATCTTCAGTCACTGGTAAATTGGTGTAACCCAAAGCTTCAGCTACCATAGCAGCCATACTTGCATGTTCTGAAATTGCTGTGGCTCCTGCTGAAATCTCTGGACACACCAATGCAGTAGCAGTAGCTACAGCTGTACCAGCCTTTGCTATAGTTTTACAAGTATCTGAAACATCACCTGCTTGTAAAGCAAAAGCTGATGTTGAACCCATTAGCTCAACATCTTCAAACCATGCATAGGTTTGAA